TTTGTGCTCCTAATGCTTCCAGTGGATTTAATTTTGCATTTCCCCAGTCGCAATTATTAGAATCTCTAATTCCTCCTGCTGGCATAGGTAAAATAACAGATCCTTTGCTAATTTTATCTACTGCATTTCTTGATCTTTCTTGTAGAACTCCTGCTGTTTGATTGTTAAATTTTCTTGGTTTAAATTCTCTAACTGCAAATTTTATAAAATCTTGATCTTCATTACGAGTAAGAGGATATACTAAATCTGGAAATCTATCTCTACCTTTTGCACCTAGTAAAGCCTCTGGACTTTCATCAGCAACTGCTGGTTGAGTATCATTTGCATCATTTGGATCTGTGCTTGCATCTGAATTATTAATTGTCTTTCTTACTTCTGCTTCTGCCTCTGCATATGATTTACCATCCTCCATTAATACTTTTACAGAATTATTTTTTGCATTATTTACAAGTTGTTTTTGAGCTTCATCCGATGCCATGTACGAATTAATTCTCTTTTCCATGAGTCTTCTACCTGGATCAAGAAAGTCTACGCTAGGAGTCCATTTTCCTGTTGATGCATCAAGTTCTCCCCATTTATGTGTTCCAGGTAAACCACCATCAGCAAATATATTTTTATTAGATCTAAGTTCAATTTTATTTGTTTTTGTATTTAAAACAGGAAAGTATTTTTTCCCATCAATTAATTTATCAAGTGTTCCATCAGGATTTGCAAACTGAAAAAAACCTTTATCTTTACCTTTTAACCCTATTTGCGACATAGTTGATGAACTTGGAGTTCTCCTTATTTAGTTATTTAGCAAGAATTTTCCATATTGTAATGACAACAATTCATCTAACTCCTCATATTCAACTATGTATAGTTGTCCTGCAAGTTCCGACCATGTATAATTTCTATATTTTTGCCAATGAAAGTTGAGTCCTCTGAATCCCCATGAAAATAAATCGACACATGCAATCAATGGATGTTGATCATATGTTATGTTGGGAGTCTTTGGATTATATACAAAGGTATAAAACTTTCCTGTCTCTGGTATGGGTGTCACCGTTTGATTGAAGACCTCCATAATGGTTAGCATTATTTCTTCAGGATCTGAAGTGTTTTCTTCTGCAATTATTCTTTTAAGTTCTTCTATTCTTGCAGTGGAATTATTTTCTAGTTCATTAAAACCAAAGGAGTCTGTCATGATGCAACACCAAGTTCTCTTTCTGTAATAATTTTAAATTCAATTCCCCTATTTTCACACCAATCATTTGCAAATTTCCATTTAGCTTCATTAACTGCATAAGTTTTGCATTCGTAAAGATATGATGGAGTCACTTTTTTTCTTTTCTTTGGAGGTTTTGTTTGTTTTAATGGTTTGACTTCAATTACATATGTTTTTATTTTTCCATTATTTTCTTTTACTTTTATAAGAAAGTCTGGATAGTATCTACGAAGTTTCCCATCAGGAGCACGGTAGGGTATGAAGAACTCTTCGCTTCCCCATTGTAAAATGTTTTCATTTAAATCACAATAACCGCAGAATTTTTCTTCCCAAGAACTACGACAGATAATATTGTTAACATCACCCTTATATTTCTTTGGATTTCTGGGTTTGTAAATACTCTTTTTGCTTTCGGACATACATAATATAGTAAGTCAAATATTATTTAGATGGCTGGGGTACGACCAACACATAGAAACGTAGATAATATAAAGAGTACGATTTTAACACCGTCTCTAACACCTTATTTTGAGGTTCAAATTCCTGTGCCTTCCTTTTTGTCTTCTTTGAATGGAGGTACATCATCACCTTATAATTATTTGTCAATATTATGTACAGAAGCTTCATTACCAGGAAATCAATTAATAACTTTTAATGTAGATAATGACTACACTGGTGTTACTGAAAAGATGCCACATAGAAAAGTATATGATCAGAAATTAGATTTAACTTTTTATGTTAATGCTATTGGTAATGATAGTTACTATCCAATAAAATTTTTTGAATCATATATTTCTTTTATCGCAGGTGAAGATCAGAATGCAGGTGATTATGGATTGAAAGATCATAATTATTTTTATAGATTTAGTTATCCTGATGATTATATGTTAGATGGATTGTATATTTACAAATTTGAGAAAGAAACTACTACAGGATTAACTTATGAATTTATAAGAACATATCCTACAAACATTAATACAATGCCAATTACTTATGGTGATGCACAAGTTTTAAAATGCACTGTGAGTTATAGTTATGTAAGATATATTTTGAATCAAAAATTTAATACGAAAAGAAAATATGATCTTAGGATGGGATTAGAAGATTTGGATGCTTTCCAATCTAGTGGTATAGTATTAGAAAATCAATACTCATCTGAAGAGGTTGAAGAAATGAATAGACCTAATGTACCTGATTTTCAAACATTTGAAAATAATGTATTTACTAATTAATCCAAATAACCTCTATAAATAAGTACACTGACATTGTTATAAACATATCATGCCATTACCAAAGATTGCCACACCGACTTATGAGTTGGAATTACCATCTACTGGAAAACCGATAAAATTCAGACCATTTCTAGTTAAAGAAGAAAAGGTTTTACTATTAGCTCTTGAAAGTGAAGATACAAAACAAATTACTAATGCTATTAAAGCAGTGATTAAAAACTGTATTTCTACTAAAGGAATTAAAGTTGAGTCTTTACCTACTTTTGATATTGAATATTTGTTCTTAAATATTCGTGGTAAATCTGTTGGAGAGGAGATCGAAGTTAATTTGATTTGTCCTGATGATGAAGTGACTGAGGTAAAAACAAAAATTAATATTGATGATATTAAAATTCAGAAGAATGACGAACATAGTAATGTGATAAAAATTGATGAAAATATTATGATGGAAATGAAGTATCCATCTCTTGATGAATTTATTAAAAATAATTTTGATTTTAGTGAAAAAAATCAAATGGATCAATCATTTGATTTGATAGGATCTTGTATTGAAAAGATCTATACTAATGAAGAAGTATGGGTTACAGCAGATTGTACTAAGAAAGAGGTAACTGAATTTCTTGAGTCAATGAATTCTTCTCAATTCAAAGACATTGAAACCTTTTTTGAAACTATGCCTAAATTAAAGCATACTGTTACTATCAAAAATCCTAAGACTGAAAAAGAAAATGAAATTGTTCTTGAAGGGTTAGCATCTTTTTTCGCTTAGCTATGGTACATATGAATCTTGAAGGTTATTTCAATCTTAATTTTTCATTGATGCAATACCATAAATATAGTTTGACTGAGATTGAAAATATGATGCCGTGGGAGAGAGACATTTACGTTCTTTTACTTCAAAATCACCTTAAAGACGAAGAACAAAAACAAAAGCAATAAGCGAATGCCCGTTAGCACATCACCAGTAAAGATACTTTTAGATTTGGAGATTGATTTAGATAATCTTTCTTCAGAAGAGAATTATCTTAGTGCATTGATTGAAGCAACTAATATGCTTTCGATTTCTAATTCGGGTGATGGTAGAATAAAAATATTACAAGAAGAGATTAAAAGAGTACGAGGAGAAAGAGTTCCTGCAATAAAAGAAAGAAGAACAAGAATAAGCACAGCGAGCCTTCTTGGTAGAAGTACAAATAAAGAACCTCGAAAATTATTGTCTGCATCTAAGAAGATGGTAGACAGAAAAAGAATTATGTCAAGTTCTTTAGAAATCGTAGTATCCTCTATTGCAGAGAGACTTACTTCAATTGAATCTACGTTACTAGAAAAACAAAAACTTGAAAAAAAGAATGCTGAATCAAATAGAAAGGTTGCGGAAAATTTAAATAGACAAAAAAAAGAAGATAGATTAGAACAAGGACAGCAAACAGGATTTTTAACTGGTGCTGCTAAGAAAATACTAGAACCAGTTCAAGGTGTGTTAGGTAGAATTTTTAAATTCATAACCACATTGATCTTAGCAAAGGCATTTATTAATGTACTTAAATGGTTTGGTAATCCTGCTAATAAAAAGAAAGTAGATTCTTTAGTTACATTTTTTAGTGCCAATTGGGGCAAATTATTATCTGCTTATTTGGTATTTGGAACTGGTCTTGGTAGGTTTGTTCAGTTCCTTACTAAGACAGTAATATCAGGTACAATAAAACTAACGGCACTTACAGCAAAACTTCTTGCGGCAAAAGGTGTTAAGGGAGCAAGAGGATTTGCAAGAGGTTTTAGTGGAGCAAGAGGAAATAAATTAGCAAGAGGTCTTCAGGTAATAGGAACCACTGGTGCAGTCCTTGGTATGGGTGGTATGCTCCAAGGAATGGAAGAGGGTGGTGGTGTAACATCTGAAACTGGTGAAAAAATTAATACGGGAACACCAGACACTCAATTAACAGCTCTCCAACCTGGTGAGTTTGTAATGAGTAAAGGTGCAGTTCAAAAGTTTGGAGTAGATGCTCTCCAATCTATGAATGCAATGGGAGGTGGATCTGGT